CGTCGTGTTTGAACTTTGGTTGTAGCTCATATGGCTTCTGTAATTCACAATCCACCACATCGCCACTCTCCACTAATGGGCAAAGCACATCACGATAATATTTCATTTCTAAAATTGAATCAAAAGTTATATTATTATAAGTACGTTTACTTACATCTTTATCTACGTTATATTTAGATCTAGCGATTGTAATCACTTCCTTTTAAATATTATAATTATTCTTTTATTTTAAGATTTACTTCATTAATACTATCTGTTACAAAATTTACAGCTTTTTCATATGACATATTCTTTTCCTTAGAAATCTTCTCCGCTGTCAATTTACATATTACAGATGCGATCGTTAGTATATCTAAGGATTTTCCAAATCCTAATGTTTTTGCTTTTTCTCCAAATTTTAAGCATATTATAAATCCAAACATATTGTTTTCTCCTTGATATTACATTAAATTAGCGTATAATATAATTATAAACAAACGGAAAGGATACTGTAGTTAATGAAAGAAGAACTTAAAGAGTTATCAAAAGGTATAGGCAAGGCCGTTGAAACTGTTCCAGAATTATATCAAGACGCATTTCAACCATCTGCTCAAGAAGTAGGAAAACTTGCTGGTAGAGTTCCTCGTGTTATTAATGCCTTACTTTCAAATGTAGACATATGGACTTTAAAAAGAGAATATGCGGTCAAAGAAGCTCAAAAACTTCTTGAATTAAAACTCGAACATATAGATCAAGAAAAAATTGTTGAACCAGAATCATATGTTGCTATTCCTGCAATTCAAGCAATTTCATACTCTATGGGTAACGAAGAGTTGCGTAATTTATATGCAAATCTTCTTGCAAAAGCTATGATTGATGATACAAAAGAATCAGTTCATCCTTCATTTGTAGAGATTATAAAACAGATGTCTCCGATTGATGCATTAGTTTTTAAAATGATAGTCGAAGCAGGAATTAGACCTATTATCAATTTACGTAGGAAGACTCCATCTGACGGAAGTAACATTATCCAAAATCATTGTACGTGGATAAAAGACTTCTCTATTAAACAATGTGCTACCTCTATAGATAATTTGTTACGATTAGGCTTAATAGAAATTCCATTTGGAAAGTATTATATTCAACAGGAAATTTATAATCACATCAAGGAAAATCCATTATTCCAAGAATTAGAACAAGAAAGTGTAAAAACATTGGCTGATGGAGAGATCATCGACTATGAAAAAAGCTATATAAAACTCTCAGATTTTTCAATGTTATTTTATAATATATGCGTGGTTAATCCTTAATCAACAACTTATCATAGTCATTTTTCATATTTTCATACATAGATTGTTTTGTTCTTTCAACAATCATGTTTATAAATTTATTGTATAATTTTCGAAACATATAAGACCTTCTTTCTTTTAATGACCGTGAGCATTTTAACAGTTCACGGTCACTTTTTACTTTCGATGAAATTCATCTTTTTCAATATTTTGATTTGTATGACTTTTCATTTCATCAAATTTCACAACAGCGGGGATAACTGGAAGATGTTCCATGCAATAATTAAACTTTGCATCTCCCAGATGATTTCCGCCACATTTTTTATAACAAAAATGTAAATTAATGAATTCTTCAACCTCATCTTCTGGTATTCCATTATTAGAAAGATAGAATTTATATTTTTGATTAATTCTATCCGCTAAAGATTCTTTTTGGGCTTGAATTAAATTTTTTATTTGCTCTTGTTCTTCTTCGTCTGACTTAACAATTTGAGATATGTTATCTTTTAATTCCTGCTGGATTTGCAGACTTTGTTTTCTATCATGGACTCTATTCTCAGAATATGTATTCACAATATTTTGCGTATCCGTGATAGCTTTACGGATCTCTTCCATATATTGATCTAAATTTTCTTGTATTTTTTTATCATGTTTTATTGACTGCCAAACGTCTTCTTCACGTTGTTTTGAAAGTTCTTTTACCTCTTTTGCTGTATTTATAAGCAATTTATGTTCTTCTTTTTTCTCTCGCATCGCTTTTGTTTCAATACCCAAGAATTCGAACAAAAACCAGTGTAATACTTGAATAATTGCCTGAAATCCTAACAACGCTACAAAGATTGTTATTCCGAACGCCTTCCAGTCTATACCAAAAAAATCACGTATAGGTTCCACATTGCACCTACACTTTCTAAGCCTTTGGCTCTGTGTAAGTCATAGCATTCTCTGAATCGCCAGCACCTGCTGTCGTAGGATCAATTACAATACCTAAAATTGCCAATACTACAAACACTGCATTAACAACGTTAACTAAATTGTTTCCAAGTTCACTCAGGTCAATTGTAAACCCAAATACTGCAGCAATAGTTTGAATAAGTACGATTACCGCTGGAATTAATGAAATCCAGAACATTTTATTTTTTACTCTTACGAGCCAGTTAATATTTCTCATAGCTTTACCCTCCATAATTTTGATATGATAGGAGAGTGATAATACACTTTTACGCCCATAGCCATGAGCAACCTATGTTAAGTTCCTCAATGTCATGACACAATTTTTAATTTGATTACATACATAATCAAGTTCTTCTTTTGTTTCTGATCCGTTCAAAGTCAAACGAATTCCATTATGAATATATTTTTCTTTCATTCCGATGGCAAGTAAAGTGTCAGATGATTTCAAACTTCCGGAATTACAAGCAGACCCAGTAGATACAATTACACCATACTCATGAAGTAAGGTCATTAATGCTTCACCAGATACTCCTTCAAAACACAAGAATAAATTATATGGCAATCTATTATTATAGGAGCCAACAACAAAAAAATTTGGAACTAATCCTGATAATGTTTTCACGAGATAATTTCGTTTTTCTGATGTACATTGATCATAATTATAATGCTTTACAACGTATCCTAGAGTTAAGATGCCAAGTGTGTTCTCTGTTCCACCAAAAAGTCCATGTTCTTGTGAACCATATATAATAGGAGATAATTGAATATTATCCTTTTTATATAAAACCCCACACCCTTTTAAAGATCCTAATTTATGCGCAGAAAATCCTGCAATATCAATATCCAATTTCTTGACATCCAGTGTAATTTGACTGATCGACCCAGTGCAATCGACATAAATTTTACCGTTATAAAAATGGATCAAATCAGTGAACTTTTCCACATCTTGTATTGTACCGATTTCACTATTAGCATAATCCATAACCACAAAACTTCTTTTATGATATATAGAAAGAAGAGATTTCAAATCATCAAAATCAATTTCGCCCTGTCCATTGACTTTTAATGGAATAGCATTTCTAACTGTTTTTACATAATTTAAAATTGATTTATGCGCAATAGGAGAGTACAGAATAACACAGTCATTTTGGTTTTTATATCCTTTGACTGCTAACGTATTAGAAGCTGATCCTCCAGAAGTAAATAAAATATTACTTTCATCTGCATGAATAAAATCAGCAATATTTTTTCTTGCTTCATCAATTTTATTCCGAATATTTCTTCCTTCTTGATAAGCACTGGATGGATTATAATAATCGTCTAAAATAGATATAATATAATTTTTTGTCTCTTGATTTAATGGAGTAGTGGCAGCATTATCTAAATAAATTTTCATAGTTACACCTGCTAATCATAATATTCATTGTTAATGTAAAAATTTTTCAATGCTTCAAATAATTCCGGTGTCTTTTTATATTTCCAAACAGTTTTTCCGGTATCATCAACCTTTACGAATTCATAACGAATACCGTATTCTTTTAGATATTTATACTCGTCAACAAAAGAAGTCGCGTATTCTTTGTCAAACTTCATTTTTCCTTTTATTCCTTCCTGATATATAAGCGTAAAAAATAGGGGTGCGTATAATTGATATATACGTACCCCTATAATTCTCATATATCAATCAACACTATTTTTATTCATTTTTGATTTTGGAACAATCTTTACAGTTTGTTCTCTTTTTTTAGTCGCAGTAACTTTTTTATCATTCTTATTATCAATAATTTCTGATACAAGTTTTTGGATATTTTCCTTGTAGGTAGAAACTTTTGATAAATCACACAATGATAGATTTGTAGCTGCTGTTTCTTTACTTATTGCACCTTGAGCGTAATCGCTTACAGTTTCAAAAACATTTTTGCAATTTTCTGTATCAAACAGATTCATCCACATCGGGAGATTCTTGCTCGTAGGACAATATCCGCAATACTCATAAGCCTTACCACAAGTAAGACATACTCTGTTATTTGCCATTTGTTTCTCCCTTCTGATTAGAATCAGTCTTCGTCAACCTCATCAGCATCGTAAACGCTATACAGAATCTTTTCATCTCCACAATATTCGATCTCTAGATCGCCTTTGAAATCCATAGTTGCAGTGTCAGCACTAACTGGAACAGTGGTTTCCGGAGATACCTGGAATGATGGCATTACAATGTAATCTGCTTTTAGCTCATTTTTCTTACATGGATTGTAGTATGTAGCTTTCATAATTGCGTATACAGATGTTGGGAATTTGTTTGCGTTATTGTGAATTACAGCACCAGTCTCTACTTCACGATCATAACGAACAAAGAACATCTCTGCTTCATCATCTAGTGGAAGAGTCAGTACAGCGCCTTCTTTCGCAATAGAGAATTTGTCTGCAGCAGCAGTCGTATCCATAGTATATGTTTTTCCAATGGAACCATCACCAAAATACTGAGCTACTTTTACGGAACCTTCTACATATCCAGTAATCGTAACAGTTTTAACACCATTTTTAACGTGCATTAGTCTTGGCATTTTTACTTTCCCATTCTTAGAAGCAAAAATTGGTTGAGATCCAGAAGATGCAGCAATAATATTGGTGTTAACAAAAGCATTTGTTGCAGAAAAAGCACCTGATTTAGATTTCCAAATTTTCTTTACAAGATTACCATTTTTATCGGTAACATCTGTAGATTCAGCAGTGACTTCAATGCTTGCATCACTTAATTGAGTTAGTACATATTGTGGAATACCAGTACCTTTATCTTCTGCATAAAAGTATAGAATCTCTTTATAGATTTTGTCACCTAATTTAAAACTCATTTGTTTTTCCTCCTTAAATTTTTGTATAAAAAAATCATGCAGATCCTTTAAGATCTCGCATGAAATTAAATTCATTTTTTGGAATTTTTGATGTATCAACAAATCCAGAATAACTGCCATTAATGACAGCATGTGTTGATTCATAAATTTGAAGTCTTTGTACGCTATCATAGAATTCCACAATTCCAACATTGCGTAGTTCATTTTTTTTATATTTCGATCCAGGGTGATTCAGATAGAAAGAAATCATAGATAATAGACTTGGTGGTTTTAAAGAATTGTCTCTTTTCATCGCCAGCAAATTCTGTTTGTCTCTATTGATAAGATCTCTTTTAAGAGTCTTGCTAGAAGTGAATTCCTCTTCTGGCGGAAATGCATGAAACATATATTGAATATATTTACACATTTTAATTCGTGTTGGTTCGTCAATCTTTATATCTTGAATAGGATTATATAAAACAACACTTTCTTTTCCATCTTTTTCTTCGGGAAAGAAAGAAAAACCATGAAAATCAATATCACCAAACATCAGTTTTGAATATTCCAAATCAATATGTTTGATTAAAATGGAAAACAATTGCTGATTTGTGATATCATTCCAGTCAATTCCATTGTTCCAAAGTTGTAAACGACATTTTGTTGTATTTGAAATAAATGGATAAATAACAGATTGTATATTTTTTTCTCCGTATGTTATATAGTCTTGAATTGATGGCTGATGAATTGTGATTCTATCATTCACTACATAATCATCTCCAAAATATAGTTGAAGAGGATTAAAATCTAAATATTCTTCTTCATTATTTTCTTCATTTACTATCTGTGCTTCAATTGCACTTTGTACAAGATCATTATTCGCAAACCCCATAATTTACCACCTTTTATTACTATAGAAGGATTTACCATTCTCTGTTTTTGTAATATTGTTTGGGGTAATAATTTGATATTGCAAAGTACGAACAAGATAGTTATTATCCATCGTTGATTCTTTATCTAAAGATGGAATCGGATTTTCAACCTCGGTTCCAATCCATGCAAATCTATCTCGCAATATTGCAGCAATTAGATCATGTCTTGGTAAACCAGTAAGATCATCTATAACATCTTTTTCATGGATAAATATTGTGAAAGTAAGAAGAAGTGTTTTTACAGAATTATTATATCTTGCTAAGTCGCTAAAACTTGTTTGATAACATACATAATTCCTAGAATCTGTTTCTGTTTCTGGGAAAAATATGTATGGACGGATATGGGCATTTTCACCAAAATAACGATCCCACTCACCCAATGGCTCGCCATCTGCATCAACGTTTAAATTTCCATCATCGTCAAATAATTCAGATTCCAACTCTGCATCATGAATCGCATACAGTAATTCTGGACAGTGTAATAATGTTTGATATACTTGATTTTTGATGCGAATATTATCATCATCTGGATTATGTGTATATGCGCGTAATTTATTAAGCATATCATCTTTTGTATGAAAGGAGTATTTATTTATTTTGTTCATTCAGATACCCCCTATACAGTAATTTCAAAATTTTCAGCTACTCGAATAATGTTATTATTTAAAGAAATATCACATGATATTAATAATAATTTCCCTAAATAATTTCGATCGTTGATAAATTTCATTTTAATTTGATTATATTTACAACCAGATTTTGACCACGATACATGATCAGATAATTCATTATTTTCTACGGAGCATTTCCAAGTAAATTCTCCTCCTTTATATTGATCAGATATGTCATTGTGATCCTCGTCTAGTATTTTTATAGTAAACAGTTTATAACTGCCACCAACTTTTACATTGGTAGAAGATGCTATAATTTTTTTATTTATACCGGCAATTTCTCCAGGTGTTGATGGTTCGACTGGGATAACAGACGAATCATAATAATCAGCATACATACCAATAATCTTGCCATTTTCGTCACGTTCAATATAATCTCTATGTTCATCCCAAAAATCTTGATAAATTGTAAGTTTTTGGATTCCGACAGGTTTTGTGTTTTCTATTTTTGTTACAGACCATGCCAAAGGATGTTCTGTTGGCGCGCTAATAATAAGACGCATTGTTTTACTAACGTCATCGTTGTACCAAAACTTTTCTGTGATCGGATTTAATGGGAACCAAATTTTATCCTGGTTGTCTGGGTGGGCAAAGTAGTGGTCTCTGTATTTTCCAGTTGTGTACGAATTCTGGTTTCGAAGCACACCCCACATTTTCCGCTTAATTCTGTTTTGACCAGTTTTTTCAATCCATGTCAAATTATAATCACATGGAAGAATTAAATACTTTCGAAATTGGTTTGCAATTTCTCTTCCAACAATTAACCATTTATGATAAATTTTATTATCATCTGGGATATCGACGAATAACCCAATCGGAAAATCGGCTAGATACCGTTCGTGATAATCTGTTTCATAATAATACAAATCATCATTCTCGGAAAAAGAATATTTTTGAGACGGACGAAATTGTAGATAATAAGGAACCTGATCCTTATCTATAGACTGATAAGAATTAATAATAAACTTTGCATCAATTGGAGTTTTGGTTGTATTGTCATAAGTCATATTCTGATTTTTATCTGGCTGATCATCATGGTAAAAATCATATATATAACACTTTTTTGCCTGGATGTCATGATCAAATGTTTGTTCCATAAGAAAATCTGAGTTTTCTTTTGTTATTTCACCAATTGTTTTTGCATCATTTGATCGTAGGCTTGATATACGTCTAGCTGTTGATAGGTTTGGCATGACTATTTACCTCCTCTAACATAGCTTTAATATATCCATGAGAATCTAGAATAGCTTTTCTAAATATTCTATAACTATATTTTGGACTATCTATTAGATCGTATGCCGCCTGTAATGTCGAAATTAAAAGCAGCATATCATTTGGATAACCTAATAATGTATTAAGTCCACCGAATTTAAATAGAATATCTTCAAAGTATTTTTTGAAATCATCATCTGAATTAAAAATTCTGTCTGTCACTAGCTTATCTTTATATAAAAGTAATCTATGAATATTTTTGTGCATTAAACATGCTGCGTTTTTTATTTGTTCGTCAGAAAAAGTTCCATATAAATAATCCATATTATGTACCATTATTAATATAAGAGTTATAAAGATAACCATGATCTCTAATAGTCTTACTTAATTCCTTCTGTACATTTTCTAATCTTGTCTGAAGCAATCTGTATGGATTGTTTAGCATTCTTTCTTCTTTTCCACCAACCATCATAAGGGTATACTTCAAAGAATCGACTCTAGGACTGAGCCATTCAATTGTAATCCCTAGAACAAATAATTTGCACACATATTCAATATCAGAACTTTCATCTATTGTATTTACAAGATTAAAAGAAACTTCTTGAAATTCATCGTCCAATACAATAGAAGAGAAGAGTCTTCTGATTCTTGCATCTCCAAGTACATTGTGTAGTCTTTCGGTGTAAATTTCATAAAAATCATTAGAGTTTAATGCTAATTCTTTCGGATCATCAATTTTTCCCAATGCTCTTGAAAAGATAGTTTCATAAGGAAGTATCATCTCGACCTCCTTTATTTAACAAATAATTCACTTAGAAGATTAAAATCCGAATCAAAGATTTCACTGAGTTTTCTTACTTTTGCAATACTGTCAAGATGACCATTGGCAATCTCTGTAGCAATCATCTGCTCCAGGATGGTTCTTGTAGCTTCTGGCAGCTCTTTGATTTCCATTTCCATCTGTCTTGTAGACATATCAAGAATTTTGAGCAAATCATTTCTTGTATACATTTTCTCATATACTTTTTTTACAGTAGGAAAATCTTCCAGTAAATCGTCATCCAGGATAACAAATCTTGGTAAGAATACATGGTCTGAACCTTTTCTAATCAAAGAAACAAGGTCACGATAATTGATTTCGCAATCATATCCATAATCTTTGAATTCATAAATATTTCCAGATTGAGACGTGATGTTTAATCCCCCATAACATACTGATCGACACAGAATATAATCTGAATCTGTAAATACCTTTTTCTCTTTTTCGATTTTTTCTTCAATTGGTTTTTCAGCAATAACCTGTTCTTCTGCAGTTACTTTTGTATCAACTTTAGTAGCTACTTTTCTAGTTGTAGTAGCAGTTTCCTTTTTTGCTCGTGCTGTCGGCATGGCTTTCCCTCCATTAAAATAGGAGAGTAGTAATTATGCTACCCTCCCAATATTTCTTATACTATAATTCAGATTAGTCCTCTGTAATGGTCCATTGACCAAATACTTTTCCTAGTCTTGTAGATACTCCAAGCTCTCTCTGAACTTCGTATTTCATGATATCAGCGATGTTACTATTAGCTGTTCCACGCTCAGTGATTTCCTCGATTAAAGTCTCACCAACATCAATCATATCAACCATTTTGTCATCACCAGAAGCAAATACATAAAGAACATCATCTTTATACATATCTTTTGTAAGATCATTCTTTGCGAATCTTTGTGGAATCTCAATTAGGGTATAACGTCCATAATTACCGAGACGACCCATCTTTGCTACATCCTCTTTCTGAGAACTTGCGATCCAATTAACATCAATAAGACCATCAAGCTCCTGAAGACCTACCATAGTTCCCATAATAACAACTTCTGCATTGTCATTTGCTACAGATACATTCTGAAGAACTTTGTTAAATTTCTTTCTATTTGCTGCGTTAAGTGCGCCAGTCTGAACAAATTGTGTCTGTGCTGGAAGTTTCTTGTGTGCTTCTAGAATCTCTGCAAAAATAAGCTCTTGTGATAAAACAACAAATGCTCTTGTAATAGCATCAACTAGCTTTGTCCAGTCCTCTTGTCCGATTAGGTATCTATCGATATCAGCACCCACAGCAGCACCGTAAACATCCGTCTCAACAGAATAGGTCGTGTTTTCTGGTAGTCTCTGTAACATAGTGTCATGGTGTCTCTTTCCCATTCTTGCTACAGAAAGAATAACATCATCATGTTCATTGACAAAAAGATTTTTATCTCCTTCTTTGATATTTTTATAATTTACAAGAGCATTGAACCACTCGTTTTCTTTGAGGCCAGTAGAGATTGTCCAATCGGTTACTTCCTCAATTACATCAAAGAACTGGCGACCATAATCTCTATAGGCACGCTCTCTTTCTCTGCGAGAAGAATCCTTTGTGAGATTAAAAATTCTCAGAGATACTTCTCTAAGTTTATCTTCAGCCTCTCTCTTAGAAATTCCGTCATCAAGTTCATCTTTATATAGATCAAACATCAGATTTTTTACTTCTTCATAAGAAGTTTTCATTTCATCGAATACATTAAGTACATGTGCGCTAAAATTCATCTTATTCATTGCTTATTCCTCCCTTCTTTATAGTTCTGAAACTTTGTGTTTCTGACTTCCAGCTTCAACAGTTACTTTCTTACCAGCGACAGGTGTACCATCGAATGCATCTGCACTAAGTTCGTAAACATCTGTTACTGTAAGAACAAGACCTCTAACTGTTTTCGTTCTTTCAGCAGTTGCTGCGTTGAAGAAATTGGATGTTTTCGTAAACTCGCTATTGTAATTTTCTGCAATTTCTGGAACCTCATAAATTAGAATTGCTGGTGCATTCACATCAACTTTTTTAACCTCTACATACCAATTTCCATTAGCTGCTTGTTCGAGAATTTCACCCTCGAATCCTGCTGGTGCATCAGCAGTTTCATACTGATCAAAGCTTACGTATTTACCTTTTCCGCAAACTGTTCCGTTATCAGTATCTTTTTTGATAACCATATTTAGTACTCTACCAACTTTGTCTGAAAGAACCTTAGTTGGAAAAGCAACGTGATGTTGTTTTACGCTGAATCTTACTGCCATAGTATTTATCCTCCTGTTTTTTTGCATAATAAAAAGACCGCCATTATGACGATCCTTAAAGTTAAAAGTTATTTTGTTTATTTATTTTTCTTCTTCAGCAAACAGTTTTCCATATCTGCTAGGTTTCGAAGCTTTTTTATTTACATTTACAAATTGTTTCTTTGATGTAGCTGTCTTTTCTTCTTTGTTAGAAAGTGCGAAGTTACCATGTTCAGAAACATAATCTGAATGAAGAACTTTAATTTCTGTCTCAAGATCAGTGAGAGAGTAGTTATCCATTTCAGAAACAAGCTTCTCATAATCTTTATTTACAAATTTTCCTTCATTGTCTTTTTGTGCAAGAATTGCATATTTTTCAGAATCAAGAATTGCTTTTTTCTGCTCACGAAGTTCGTTTAACTCAATTTCTTCTTTAAATGCTTTTAATTCTGCATAGTTTGAACGCATTTCTTCGATAGAAATCTTCTCAGATTCTGTAAGAAGCATTGCAAACATTTCTATTCTCTCTCCAGCAAGTGCAATATTATCTTCATCTCTTGTATAGGACTGTTTATAATATTTGTCGCTGTCCCAATCTTGCATAATAAAATACTCATCATACACCTGAGACACATAACACCATTCAGAATCATTTCTATAAATAGAACATAATGCATTTAATGCATATCTAATATCTTCGAAGGAAATATCGAATAACTTATTGAATAGCTCATCTTTTGAAAAACTTTCTGTTTCAGATTCTGATGCAGTAGTATCTTCGGTTTCCTCTTCGGCAACCTCCTGAGTTTCCTCTACTTCTTCAGTGGTTTTAGTTTCTTCTTCGGAGGTTTCCACAACTGTTTCCTCAGATTCTTCTTCTGGGATAGTTACTTCCTCTTCAGACTCTTTTGTTTCAGTTACCTCCTTAGTTTCAGTAACTTTCTCTTCAAAGTGTTCCTTGTTCAATTCGGTTCCTCCTTTCATAGTTTTTTCTTTTTCTATATTGAAACGTGCATCTAATTCATCAATACTAGACTGCATCGCATTCAATTTTTCATCAACATATTTTAATAAGCTATTATTTTCAACACTAAAATCTTCAAGAGATAGGAAGCTTCCCTCCATTCCCTCTCCAATAGGCGTACCATCTTTTTCACTACCCAAGCAAGTGCATCCATTAAATCTAAAATGATCTAACTGAAGATAGTGCTTTTCAGCATTGTAGCTGCAATCGTAGATCAGCAATTCGCAGCTTACCTTTGTTCCACCTTTTGATTTTATAATATCTGCTGTACGTGTGTACTCGATTGGAATTGCAACTTTAGCAACTACATATGTTTTATTTTTTACTTTGTCATATTCTAGATATGGATCATCAGCGGTAAATGTACCTACCTGATTTTCATCATATACTTCATACTCATTGCCATCCTCATCTTCCTCAATATGAAAGTCATGACTATGAAAGTCCCATGTTCCATCGTCAAGCTGATGAATTGATGCAAGTAAAGGAGAATATTTTAACGTAGGCATTGCCTCAAGCATTGATTCCTCTGAAATATAACTATTGTTTCTATTTAAAAGAGTGTGACATACACGAACTTTTGCATAAAGTTTTCCATCGTCGGACTCTTCGATTTCTGCTTTTGAAAACTCTTGAATTGATTGAACGACAATTGGTTCGTTAGATTCTTTTGATGAAAAATTATAAATTTTTTTTGATTCACAAAATTTGATTAAGTCTTCAACTGTAAAAAATTTTTTGTTCATATTTCTTTGTTTTAACCTCCCTTCTGTAAAAATTGGTATAAAAATACCACTCAAGAAATAGAAGAGTGGCTAAAAAGTAAGTATATTGCTATACTGTATTTTTGATTTATCTATATTTGAAAACTGAAGTTTGTCAGTATTCAAAAATATATACATTCCATTCAATTCACTTACTACTTGAAATCCAAGTTTCTTTAAGTTTTCAGAGGTAGTAGTGTCTGTTGTTTTTAAAAACTTTTCTTTCATATGACCACCTCATTATTTTCTGTCTCTCGTTTTAGCTCCCTCGTTACTTATTTCGGAATCAGAAACTTCAGGTCTGCCACCTTCGTCACTTGTGTTTGATACTGTATTGGCAGAAGTTAATGGTTTAAATCTATCTGTAAGGTGTAAAATATCATTTTCTAAGAAATTCATAGCCAATGTATCTAATTCCCCAACACCATTTAAACTATTAATCGCTACAATATTAGGAAATCCATATTGCAAATCTTTCTGCATAGATTCTTTGAATGCATCTTTTGTATGGATAGATACATTAAAGAACTTAACTTTTGCATGATTTTTTACTTGGTAAGAGAGCATCCTATTTACCCACCCTTGTATTTGCCCAAGTAAAGCAGAAATTGCAAAAGCGCTATCAACTTTATTTGCAGAACGAACACCCTCTGAGTTAGTAAGAGTAGCAGAATTTAACGTCTGCGCGCCACCTGATGTGTTGAACAATTCTTTTGTAGCTTTTTGTACTTTTGTTGTGTCTGAAGCTTGGTCATCAGAAAATGATATTGTATCAAGTGGAAGTGGGGTTATAATAGAGCCGATATAAGGTGGAAGACTATCTACCAGTTTGTTATAATAATCTACAGCAAAATCTATATTTACAGCCCATTGATCTGGTTCATCAGCACCAGATAATGTCGGTATAGTAGCAGTAATCAATTTATAAATTTGCTGATCATCTGCAACAGCTTGTACATCACCAAGATTTAAAAGACCAATTAAATCAATAAATAAACCGCTAAATATAGGAACGATTGTTTCCCAAGTTTCAACCCTTGACTTTGTGCATATAGCATACTCATCTGGCATTGGTTGCCATTTTTTCTGACTGTTACCACCATATTCTTTATACATAGAAAGCAGCGGATCACCAAGATATTCTAAAACGTCTTCGAATTTCTTATATTTACTCATATCTACAGAAAACGAATAATCTCCTGTGAAATATTTTCCAGAAATTCTACAATATTCTGGTGGGATTTTTAAAATAAACATTCCAGTTTCGTCCAACCAACAACATCCATAAAACACATCTTCTATAAAATTGTTGATTAGAACCTGTAAAAAGTTACCTTGTAAAGACATTCTATCTAGCCATACCAAAGTGTCATAATAATCTTTTAATATACTTTCCTTGTCGTTGTCACCGGTTGGATCATATGACGGAACTACATATCTTGCATTTAGATCAAACATAGTTGCGTTATACATAATCAATCTAAAATATGGTTGGCAACGATAAAATAAATAACGTGATAATCCACGTAATTCGTTTTCATAACTATCTATATTTTGAAGATATTTAATTACATTTTCTTTATTATATGAACTGATGGAAATTTGTCGTGTCGTTTTCGTTACATCACGAACTTGTTTAAATGCATTTTGTGTTTCTGCAAATCTCTTTTGTTGGCGTTCAAGACTTTGCATATATAATTTTCGTTCTGCAGCCGTTGGCTGTTTTTTATGTATTGGAGATGTTTCTGTCATCTCTTTCTTTGATTGTGTCATCTTTGATGCAAACACCTCCTTTGCTATTTAGTTGTGTTTTGGATTTTTATTTAGATTGTTTTGGAAAACGAAGATATGCGTTTTGGTTGATTGATTGAAAGTTTGGAGAGGAGAGATTGAGTTGATGTTGTTTTTGGTCTTAACTTTAATTCTAATTGACATGCACACCAATAATTATATGCTATAGAAGAATATCTATCCTTTCTCATACCAGACACTTCTTTTACTTTAATGTTTCCATTTTTTACTTCGTGGTCTAATTTTACTAATTCGTAAATACCAAGGGTTGTTTGTAGATACGGCATCTTTAGTTTTGCTTGTTCAGTTGGAGAAAGTTTCGAATATCCTTTATATGTATCTTTTAACGCTAAATCTGCTTCTTGCTCTGTTGTTAAAAAATTTATTTTACCATTTTGAATTCCATTTCTAAGCAATACGCAAATTTCATTATTAAATTTGTCTGTTGCTTTTACAGACCAAATAACTTTATTGGCATCTCTTACATGACATCTAGAAGCCATATCTGAATCATTAATACATGTTAATGCTTTATATGTTTCCCCATTTTCTTGGTCGTATTGATCTTTTATAATAAAGTCAAATACACCCAAACCAATACCATTTGTATCAAGCACTAAGTCTGTACAGTTATATTTATAAAAATATCTCATCACTATAATTCCAAAATCATCAGTTGTTAGACCTTCAAAAGTTTCACCATAAACAAAATTAGACTGGTAAGAAGTATCATTTACTTGAATTAGATCATTAATAAAAATTGCAGAAGCATCGTTTCGTTTCTTTTTAGTTGATTGCATAAGGGCTACGTCAATCGATAGAATTCTTTTTTCTGTTGTTAACACTTTTGGAACTTGTACTTTATCATTATAGAAACTCAATGGCATATAAGCTTTTTTTAGCTTGCGTCTTGCAGATAACTCATCAAATTTAAATAAACTACCATCGGTATCTCCGAACCACAAACATTCCATTTCCATTTGTTGAACCAATTCATTATAATCAAGCTCTGACATTTCATCTTCAACTTGTTCTCTGGAGAGAAGCCCTTCTTTAATTGATACTTGATAAGGAAGCCCCACTATCATGTATTTCTTTTTATCATCAAAGAAATTCAGTGTATAGCTTTGAGCTTTTTTATATGCCCATGAACTTTTAAAGTAAGCACTAGACATATATATTTCCTTATTTCTTTCTTGGAGATGTTTATATTCTGATTTATTTAAATATTTTGGTTGTCTTGGACTTGTTAAGAATTTCCTAAGAACTGTATTAAGGACTGTTTCATCAACCATGCGGAATTCGTCAACAATTATGCAATTTGCCCTTGCTGAACGGCTGTTCTCGGAACTTGTACGTGTCTTTATCCACGATCCATTTCTAAAATAAATAGATGCATCATTTTGTCCGATACTACATTTTTCTATTTCTGACCGTAGAATAGAAGACTGTTTCATGAAGTCGTCTTGTATTTTTAATAAAACTTCATTTGCCTGTTTTAATGTACCAGAACTTACAACTATTTTTGTTCCAGGGAAAAGTATACAACGAACACAACAAAATAGTGCCGTTAAATACGTTTTTCCCTGACCTCTTGCTGCAAGATACATTGTAAAATTGTAATGCATCATACACCACAATAATATTTTTTGAAATATCTTTAAAGTAATTCCAAGGACTTCTGACACATAACGTTGCGGGTTATCTCTATAGTAAGCAGCTCTCCAGGCCACAGTATCCATTATTTTCTGCTCTTTGTCTTTTTCTAACTCAGCTTGAGTTTTTCTTATAGCCATAATTTATTCCTCGTCAATCTTTGATCCAAAAATTTGATCAAAAAGTGCTTCAGAATCAAAATCTTCATCATATTGTGGCTTAGTAACGGTATATTTAGACATGAATCTTTCATATAGAGCAGAAAATGCGTTTTTCAGTCCCATCATTTTGGATAAATGACCTTTGAAAAAAACATCAATATATAGCCCGATTTTATCAACATCTTTAAATTCTTCATCTGGTTCTGGGATTGGTTTTTCCTGTTCCCATTTATCAATCAACTGTCCGAAAGTAAGATTGTCTGTTAATGCATTAGATGTTTTTTGTGAAGGTTTTACATTCAAACTTCCCATAAGGTTTTGAAGCGTTGCATCCAATTCCTTAGTGTCTTTTCCATTTCTTTGTGCTTTATCTATTTCAAGTTCTTTAAAGCAAATTCTCTTGAATAATAATTCTTGTGCCTTATTTTCACATGGATATCTAGTTGTCCAATCTTTATACTCATTTTCTAAAAACATTAAATCTTCAGTATTATAATTTCCGAACCTTTTTTTTGCTGATTTTAATGTTTTCTGAACAATTTTTGTATTATATTCCTGATCTGTATCTTCATCTTCAATATTGAATACAGAATCTTTAAAAGTTTTGTTTTTATAATCATTTAAGCTACGACATATTACAATCCATTGCTGTACGGCAGTGCTTCTTACTTTTTCACCTGTTTGTTCAGATAATGATTGCAATTGATCATTATAAATTCCTTCATCAAAATACCAATTTAAACGCTTAAATGTCTCTATAGTCTTTTCTTTATTATCTGTTCGAATTTCAGTTTTCTTGTCGTAATCCGTGCATTCATCTAATATACATTCTTTACAGGCATAATGCTCTAAATGATCTGCACTAATATCAGATGAATAAAATGCCATTCGAGTTTTCCACTGACCACAATGGCTGCAGTAAACTATATTACCATTGAGGATTTTTCTACAAAAATCAGCTAATTTTTTATAAGCTGTTCTTAAATTTACCACAGTCATTTTGTTAACTTCGTTATCAGACAGTGGATCAAGTACTTTAGCCATTGTGTCGCCTTCTTTCTTTTATTTATTGCAATAAAAAAAGAGTAATAAATATACTCTTCTTTATATCTAATAAAATATTTCTATCATTTATATTCTACAGAGGTAAAATCATTGTTATTATCAATTCTACGAATAATGCCATGATTCCACCAAACAATGCAGGATTAATCCTGTAAATTCCAGTCATACCTTTCATATGCATGTCTCCTTCTTAAAATAATACCGGCAGCGAGACTTGAACTCGCACGACCTTACGATCAAATGATTTTAAGTCATTTCTGTCTACCAATTCCACCATACCGGCATACGGAGGCACTGCCTTCATTCGCTAATTATATACGGAGCCTGTAGGATTCGAACCCACGCGCCGTTGTTAGCGGCCTGTCAGTTTTCAGGACTGATCTCTTCATCCAACTTGAGTAAAGCTCCAAAACAAAAATGAGCAGAGTAGGAGTCGAACCTACGGTGTTTCTAATGTGACGGATTTACAGTCCGTTGCTATCGCCACTAAGCACATCTGCCCATAAAAATAGGAGAGTAGATTGCTCCACTCTCCATAATAAAAATCATATTAAATTATAACTCACAAAAAATTATAAATTGTCCACAACATTATTCCAATACTGCAAACGAGCTTTAACGCCAGCAGAAGCAGTAGTACCAGACTGTACAAGCTGTTTATATGCTTCGTTAGAGTCATAATTCTCAACAAACTCATTTACCGCAGCTTCGAATTTTCTAAAATCTTTTCCGTCTTTAATACATTTATAACCGCCATACAGGATCATTGGGATAGAAGTAGATTTTACCTTGATTACTTCATCGCCTGTATTGAAAGCATCTAATACATCTGTTAATATACTGATATCAGTAACATTGATATTTTCATCATACCAAACAACAAAACTGTCAATATCTTTCGCTCTAAATGATGTAAAATCATTTTCTTCATTTGTATTAATCAGCATAAGAGTTTCGCGGATCAGATCACGCTGAACATCTTTCTTATATTGTGCATCAGTAAGGACTTTCTCAAAGAACTCATGATCTGCAAAATTAAAGATAACATCACTTACTTTTTCACTCTCGATTGCTGTACGCTTTTGAGTATTGTTCAATGGTTTACCATTGTTCTGACGAGTAAACATTTCTCGAATATCTTCCCCAGTACAATCAGTAAACACATAGATTGTCATCTCATAATCATTCAGTTTATCTTGTACAGCCTCATCAAGCTGTGCATATTTTTTACCAGCAATTTCATATACCTCGCCATCAACTGTAACTGGTTTTAAATTTTTAGCTAATCTAAAACCATCTTTTTTAAAAAAGTCTCTTACTGTAGTAGCTCGCTGAACGCCATCAAAAATTCTTCTTACATCGTCAGATCCGACTTCGCACCTAATTGGATCAATTGGATACGGACGAAGCATAGAGTCAATCAGTAAACTTTTCTGACGATTACCCCACTGATTTTCCTGGCGTTGAAACTTGTGTTTCATACTGTATTTTCCTTTTGCGATATCTTTAGTAAAGTTCTTTGCACTCTGTCTTTTTACTACATAGTCCATACAAAATTACCTCCTGTATTTGATAATTTCACATTATCACAACAGGAAAATTTTGTAAAGGTACAGCACGTTCTTTTTATAAATATTTTTGCGATTTTTTGTATTTTTTGACGTCGCACATTTTCTTAGGTTTGTGCCAATACCGATTTCTAGACGTCTGTCGGAGATTGCAATTTACGTGTTGCTACACGATCTATCTATAGATTGTCCATATGTTATGGTTGACAGATTTTTCCTGTTGACATATAATCTATATGTAGGAATTCACCCATGCATTCATTTACGGCTGGATGCAATGCCAAGGATTTTTCAGAGTCGCATCGAAGCAGCGATGCTTCGTTATATAGATACCCTTGCTAAGAAAGGAGGGTGATGCGACATAGATACGTTTCTAAGATTTTTTAAAGATACATATACAATTGTGAATGATAGTAATTTACTATCTACAATTGTTGCCGGGACAATTCTAATGTTTTTACAGAATATTGTCCCAACGAAAAAAGACCGCTAATTAAGCGATCCCTTTCCTGACTATCAATCAGCCGATACCCATTCGGCTCTGAGAAATCCACTTGGGTGAATACCCCAATTCTATATTCAATTTATCGGAAGCCACTTGATTAGCAAGTGGTTATTTTATTTATTTGAATAATTATGTAGTTCAGTTCTTAACTCTGTTTCTATATGTCTACAAACAAAATACCATGATTCCAAACAAATGTCAAGTCAAGTCTTGACAAATGGCAAATTTGTAGTAGAATAATACAACTGTCAATATAAGCAACATCTAATTATTTTCTTGCATTTTTACTTCTTTTTCGATTTCCTGCTGCTTGAATTTTAATAATTTTAGTTTGTCTCTAAGCTCTGATTTAGAAACTGGTTTTAAATATGCAGCTTGAGTGGTTGCGCTTGACTTGTGATTAGCCCATTGTGATGCAAGATTAAGATCGCCAGTATC